TTTATCATCGTCCTGATAGTCTGGTGCTTGGCACACAGCCCACTCACCAGTTGATTTGTTTATAGCTATCCAACCACCAAAGTCAGATCCTGATGCTTCGGAGTACAGATACCCCTGCTTTACGTAGCCAAAAGGATCGTTTTCCTTTATTAAATCGTAACCACCATACGCACCAAACTTCGATGCAAATGCAGCAGGTGACGTACTCTTTATGTCGTATATCTTGTTAGCTATCTTAACATCATACGTACCCTTCATGTCCATATTGGCAATGTTTAGTTCTACAGGTTTTTGTTCTTCTTCTATATCTACGCCAGATGCCTTCATAACTGCGATAGCTACAGCTTCTATTAAGTCACCTAGAAGAAACTTCATTATAAGTGTGTAGTCGTTCTCTGGTTTTACATTGGGGTCTTTGTCTAGTTTTTGTTGGCAAAGAGGTCTGCCAATACCAGACATTCTTATACGGTATTCCCTGTCTTTTGCATTAAATTGTTTTTCTAAGGCATCTCCACAAGCATCCTTAAACTCTTGAATGAGATGAGGGGGCATTGTGACCCCCTCACCATCACTGTTAAGAGCCTCATGGAGATAGACTTGTACCTTCGTGAGTATATCAGCAGACATAGTGGAGCAATCTAAGAAGCTGCTAATTCTGCCTCAACATCTAAGTCATCTTGAGCGTCTAGAAGTTTTCTAGCATCTTTGTGCTCTTTCAGAACATAGTTGTTGTACTTATTAACGTCTTCGGCAAATGACGAAAGTATCTCTACATCATTTTCTCCAAACGTAGGCTCTCCTGTCTCAGCTACCTTCGCTTGAAAGTAGGTAACTGAACCACGTTGCATACGCTCTGTGGATAGTTTCAGAGGCGTTTTCAACATGATCTTTTTGTGGTCAGTCATCTCTTTGATAGAGTCTGAAACAGGAACAAAAGAAGCACCCCTAACAGTCCACATAAATGGCGTACCATCCATGTCGATCTTCTTCTTAGGGTTGTCAGCTTTGTATGCCTTTCCAGATTGTATCACACCATAGATGGTCTGAGCGCACCTAATAGACTTTTGTAAAGCTTTTTCAATAGAATTGTCTGCAAGCGTTTCCATCTCATCACGAGATAACTTACCGCACTTGTCACCACCTTGTAGATCAGGAAACACATCCCTGAGAGATGGCTTAAGAACTGTTCTATTAGCGAACCTGTTCTCAGACGGATCGTAAACACTATAACCAAACATACGCAGAAATAAACGAACTACAGGCGTGTCCATGTAATAGTTGGAACTGTCTACCCACAGTCTGTACTTTCCACGAGGGACAGGATTACCATCATTATCATCAGAGCTTTGTTCTATTGATAACCTTGGTATCCTTTCCTCTTTAGCAAAATCATCTTGACCTGTCAGCTTAGCTAGGTTTTCAAAATCTTGCTCATTAAGACTCTCTGGTATGACGAGAGCAGTTTCTTCGGGTAATGCTAGACTCATATTAATACTCCTTCTAAATCGAGCCAGTTAGTGCCTATCTTTAATTCAACCTCGATAGGCATATCCAAATTAATATTAAATCGCTCTTTACATTCGTGTTTAAGACTTAACATTGATTCTCGTAAAAGATTTATAGCCTGTTCTTTTTCGTCTTTAGGCACATCTAAAACTATCGAATCATGGACAGTGTTGACTATCTTACACTTTAAATCTGACGAGTCAAGTCTTTTTTTCAAATTAATTAGAGCTAGAGGTAAAAGGTCTGCTGTAGCAAATCCCTGTACTGGATAATTCTTGATAGCAGTGGCTCCTGTTACGTTACCATACTTAGTAAACTTGGCGTATGGAAAGCTGTACTCTCTGCCAGAAGGTAAAGTAATTTTTTTCTCCACTACTGCAGACTCTTGTAGCTTTCGATGCCACTTCTCAACTCCATTGTACTTAACAAGAAAATTTTTGTAGTACCTCATCTCATTCTCTGTACCAAACGTACCACCATATAGAGGCTTAAAGGTATGTGCCTTTGCTTCTTGCCTAGACACACCAATTATCTTAGCTGTGTAGGAATGGACATCTAGCTTATCTTCTATGTCCTTATAAATCTGTTTATCCCCTGACAGAAAGCCAGCCACTCTAAACTCAAGCTGGCTATAATCACCCTCCAAAATGTAGCCATCAGTAAATCTAGACACCACAACTTTTCTTACAGGAAATGTACCACCTCTAGGCATATTCTGAAAGTTAGGGTTTCTAGATGATAGTCGTCCTGTTGACGTTACACACTGCATGAACTGAGGGTGTATAAAATCATTCTCATCCCTTCCCCTATATATTCCATCTACAAAAGTATTAAGGTACGTTCTTATCTTGGAGTACCTAACGTACTTCTGTGCGAACTCTTTTGCTTGCCCTGACAGATTAGACATTACACTTTCAAGAGTTGTTTGATCTGTCTTGAAGCCAGCAGCATTTACATCCTCAGTGCCTCTAGGCTTCATCTTCAGACCTGCCACCTGATCTAGTTGTGTGTAGATAACACCCAAACCAGCACAGGGCTTGCATGATCTTTGGTTAGCAGATTGTGTACCGTCCTTCTTTGTGAAGTAAGACTTGCCAGCACCACCACAAGACCCACACTGTTTGCCCATTGTTTTTCTTTGGGCTGGTGCTAGTCTCTTTATGTGTTCTGTAAATACAGATGGCTTAAGGTTAGGCTTTCTCTTTGGCTTCTTTGCATTGCCTCGAAACTCGTAGCCTATGTTAAATATTCTTTTCCACTCTTTCTTGTTCATCACTTTTCTTGAGTAGAACAAAAGGCTTCGGTCATCTGGGCTGTCTAGATTTATTGGTGTGTCACCCATAACGTCTTGTATAATATATTCTAAATCTATTTTTAAAGACTGTGACTCTTCCATGTATTCTTGTCGCAGTTGCTCCAAGGACTCTGAACATATCTTAAGACCTGTACGCTCTATATCTGTAAGAACGTCAGTAAACTCCATGCTCATTTCAACGACAGGTAATAGACCCATATTTTTCTCCACTCCAATATCCATCTACATAGCCTCCAGTATACGCTAGTCCTGCAAATAATACAAGACCTATACCAAAGACTAATAGTAGAATAGTTTTCATGTTATATCCTTTGGGTAGTAAACTTCCACTATGCTTCTACACTTAGGACAACTAAGGTTCGTAACTATGCAATAGTTCTCATCTTCCTCATCTATATCGTGGTCGCCACCCCAAATTAATTCCGTATTACAGTGCCAGCAGTTCATGCAAAGATACCTGCTAGATACTTATCAAAAGAATCTACACCAAAGTCCTCTAGCTGTTTGTGTGCCAGTGCGCTGGTTATGTCAACGTCTGTTTTGCCATACTCTTCTACAACGTCCCAAGGTATGCTCTCAAACGACACGTTGTCTTTAAGAAAAGGATCGAGCCTTTCTTTATTTTTTCCTGCTATTCCTCTACGCTTGCAACACTCGTCTAATGAGAGAGATTGTTTTTGTCCACGCAGTAAGATGTATTCAGCAACCATAGTATCAAACAGCTTTCCTGTGTAGATAAAGCCACACTCTCTAAGCCACCCTAAGTCAAATTTTAGATTGTGTCCTATTAGTATGTCGGTTTGATCCAACACGCTTTGAAGACTACTAAACGCATCGGGCGTAGGTTGCCTGTCATCGTGGTAGAAGCAGAGGTACTTGCTTTCGTAACCACCCATAAGATAACTTTTGTATCCTACAGAGACAATCTGCTGACCAAAGAAAGGAGAAGTGATCGTCTTCTTGTCGTCATCTAGCTTATATGTAGTTTCGATGTCTAGAACTGTGCTAACTGTTGTCATATGTACGTACCCCTTTCTTGATCTAACATCATTACCATTGACCCATGCCAACCATTTATCTTGTTCTTTGAAAACTTAATGGTTCTAAACTCCTCGTCTTCTGCAAGACCGATACCTACAATAATGTCTGCCTCGCCAGCCTTGCCAGTACGAGAGTTATCAAGCATAGAGTAGTTAATCTCGTGTCGCCCCTCTGCTTCAAAAGACGCTTGGGATACAGCCCATGTAGCTATGTCGTTGTGCTTAGCTATCTCTCTGGTTCTGCAGTAAAGTTCTTTTAGACGCTCATCACCACGAGTAAACTCGCCATCAATTCGTACCTTATCAAGCTGATCCATAAAAGCTATATCAACAGGGTTTCTGGATACGTAGTCATCAATCTCTCTTATTGACGTACCAACAGACTCGACCACTGTTATGTAGGGCTTGAGGTCTTTCTCGAACACAGGGCGAACAGTGTCGATGTTTTCTTTTAGCTCGTGCATATTCATGTTAAAGAATGATTGTACTATTCTTAGCTTAACACGAATGGCTGGTTCTTCGTTAGCCCAATAGACAACATTGTGTCCGTTTCGTATGTACTCAGAGCTAAGCCAACAACTGAATGTAGTCTTACCTATCTCTGGTCTGGCAAATATTATTCCAAAGTTTCCTCTATTGATACCTGCAACATGATCTACTATTCGCCCACCAAATTTAAAATCAGAGGGTGCGGTAGCTCTCTCTATGAGTTCGTCAACTCCAGCGTCTATGATTGAGTAGGTTTCAGAGAAATTCTTTTCATTGTCTTTTAGTTCCTCTACGTTTCGATAGAGAACACCAATGTCATTTTTTTTACCAAGGTATATTTCTAATGCTTCTTCTCCTACTTGCTTGGCTTTCGTCCTTTTCCAGAAAGAGTGTACGATATCTTCTACTATTTCTGGGTTTGTCACTATATCTTTTAGCTTATTTATTTCTGCTTCAATTTTTGTTCTGGTAGATTCTGGAAGCGCAGGAAATTTTTCTCTATGCGCTATCAGCAGATCATCTACAGAAATGTCAGTCTTGTACTTGTCCTGACAAAAATGAACTGTGTCTACAATTGTTGAAAGATCTCTTGGAAAAAAATCTTTGTTGACCATTCCCGATATCTTTCCGTACACTTCATTGTCTAAGCATACTTTTAAAACTTGTCTATCCAATAAACTCATATCATCCTCAATATAGCTGTTAAAAGAAGTACAACAGAAACACTGCTCGTACATAAGAGCGCACGATCATGCCATAACCAACCTACAACACCCCACCCTAACATACCAAAGAACGACAAAAAAATGTCGTAGTCTACAAGACCAGATGCTCTGCAAGCTATTGCAAGTATTAATAAAATTGAAGCGCACCACTTTATGTACCAACTCAGGTCATATAATGGTGTGACTTTCATAGCTGCAACAACTTCCTTACATCAGCATCATTGTCAATATTTTTTATGTCGGTTTCCAGTATAACCATATTGACATTTTCTACTTGTAAACGAATA